GCAGCGCTAACCGTGACTGTACCGATTTCACCTACTGCGCGAACAGCCTGAACAAGTACATCCGCCTCGGCGTCAATACCTACAACATTTACGTGTCCATCGGCTTCTACGCCCGTGACTACTACATTAGCTTCCGCATCAACCGATACAGACCCAATAGCACCTTCGGCGGCTACACCATCAACAGAGACAATAGTTAGGCTAGTGCCCCAAGCCGTTTGGCCCCAAGCACCTGAACCCCAACCTATATATTCTACTGAAGACGGCATCTAGCCACCTTACGGAGTAGCGATACGTACAATAGCGTTTGTAGCGTCCGCTGTGGGGAACTGAACTTGAAAGTCACCCGCTGTAGAAGTTTTATCTGCTCCAAAGTCGAGCACAGCAACCGCAGGATTTGTACCGCCGACTTTGTAAATCAACGCTCCCCGAGCTGTAATTGTGGCGTCAGTCCACGTAGTATCTGCGAAGTCCAAGAACGCCGTAGTACCTGATGATGCAGGATTAGCAGAGATAGTAAGTGTATTACCTCCTGCAGTGTATCCTGTACCTGATACCTCGTTCGTCGTTGCATACGCTGTTGTAGCTGCACCTAATGTAGCTGAACTTGTATATAAAGCGATCTTAAAAGTTTGTGATGTGTTACTGCTAAAATCCATCTCGCCGTCTAATAGAGCGACTTTGAAGGATGTACACATTGCCTGTGTAATTGCCATTTCTGTCTCCTTAACTTACTGGCACTCGGAATTGTCCCGAGCGATATGCGTCTTCACGTAATTTGCCGTCTCCGAGTCCCTTCAACAGCGTTATTGCCTGCAAGTACAGCTTTTCGTACATTGCAACAATGTCTTGTTCCCCCTTCATGAATCGTATCGCTTCGATAAGCGCACCGTTAAGTAGAGCAGAATCAAACTCGTCCCCAAGCCATGTATTGTTAGCCACAACGATGGATTGAGGATAATATCCATAATGTAACTCCATTGTGTAGGCGCTGTCTGGGGTAGGTCCGAGGATAATTGTGTCGTCGTCAAAGTAAGCATAGTGTTTTGGTAACCCCTCTGATGTTGGATTAGGGTATGCTTCTCGCATGAAGTTGACATCTTTGTTAAGAAGATAATGATACACACCACTATCATCTACCACAGCAAGGCTGTAGCTATATAAAAAATCTGCGGGTGAAGACAAATACTTATTACTCGCCGTTAACGTACCTGCCACGTTTTTACGCAGCGCAGGTATTTGCACTGAGTTATATATTTTCTGTTCAGCCTGCTGTGTGAACATAGCGAGCTGGTCATCTGTAAACGAGTTCTCGCAGATGTCTTCAATGTTAGTTTTCAGCTCGGTATAATTCATAACTTACGCCATTGGCCCCCGTGCGTACAAACCCTTGGTAGCTGCGCCTGTACCGCGTACCTTGATTTTACCACCTTTGGCATAACCTTTTTTGGTCATACCACCTTTTTTAAAACCCATTTGTGTAACGACATCAGGTCTTTTTTTCTTTAAAGCTGTTAAACCTTTGTTTAGTTTCTTAGCCATTATTCATCTCCTATGTTATACTTATGGTAACTTGGCCTACCTGACCAGTACCTACTAAATCGTTAGGTGTAAGCCCAAATGGGTCATCACCTCCACCAACAGGGTTCCAACCCCATTGAATACCACGACTACTATAGTCTCCTGACGGCCCTAAACTTTGATCAGGGCGTGGATCGCGTATAGCCTGTGGGTCATTTACAGGAAACTCACCTAACCGTAACTGCGGCTGATCAGGACTCCAACACTCGCGGCATGCCTTTATATTTGTATCTCGTCCCTTAACAAACAGGTTACGAAGTTCCCGTAGCTTGTACTGAAACCCACACACATCGCAGAGTGCGTTAACCTTTTGAGAAGAGGCGAACCTAGTACCCATTAGCCAATCCTAGCAATTCGAGGCACAAAACGTGCCGCTGTCTTTTCTCGATCTTCACTTGCAGCCATCTCAAACTGTTCGTCGTAAACAGCTTTTAACATTGGTATACGATCAACTAACTCAGGGACTTTCATAGCAATGTGATAAGCTAATCCAGCAACGAGACACGGGAAGAAACGGAAGTTCATGTCCGCTGTCTGTGCTCCTGCTCCTGCGTCTTCGATACGGCGCATACGCCAGTAATACAGTACGTAGTCGTTATTGTCTGGTACAGGCCACACATTTACATGCGGCGCATCTCTTAATCGTTCCACGTAGAGCTGTATAGGACGCCCTTGTGTTAACTTGTTAGGTATAGCTGCGTACGTGCTTACACTTATTCTGCTTATAGTTAGGTCAGATTGTGTCGAGGGATTACCGTTGTTGGTACGTATTTGGTGTTCAAGCAAATCAATGGTATCGGCTGGTAACGCGTACCTAGAAGTACCATCAACAAGGTTTACTGTGCCAGAATCAATCGTCCACATGTTAATGCCACGGTTCTGCCACTCAATAGTCATTAAATTCATAGAGCGCCTAGCAGTGCGTAAATCATACCCCGAACGCATCTCACGTCCTGCACGTTCCCACGCTTCTTCCGCGATCTCCGTGAAGTCCATATTAAACGCTGTGGTGCCCGATGTGGCCATAACAATCTCCTAAGTGTACAACGTAGCTTTACGTCTATCTTCCATGACAGCCCCACACCCACGAGCAATATCACGTTTACGGCGAGCTAACCCGCCACCTGCTAACTTTACTGTAGCAGCTTTTGTGTTTTTTACTACAGTCTTGCCTTTAGCGCCTTCGCGCTTCTTTTTCTTAGCTGTAGTAGCACGTTCGCCCTTGCTCAGACTATTAGCTTTACTACGCGGTAAACAACGATCTGGGTTCTTCTTATCTTTAGAAGTCCCACACGCGCCTTTTATCTTGCCGTCAGTACCAACCCTAACCCAGTCTTGGTCCCGCCATTTTTTTAGTTCACCCATCAGCTTTTCTTCTTTTTGTTCTTGCTACCTTTAGCATAATTAGGGTCTTTGCAATACTTAGATGCAGCCATATTAGCGTAAGCGCTAGGATAAGTATCAAACGTACGTTTAGCCCAAGACTTACCCTTGGAACATATTTTACCGCCTGATTTGTAATACCTACGCATTAGCGCATCTTGCAAACTTTGCCGCCACGAGCCAAGCCGTAACCACGAATTTTGCCACCTTTTTTGTAACCTTTCTTAGCCATACCACCAGCTTTCATGCCCTTCATTTTTTTCATAGCGGCTTCGCCTTTACGAATTTCTTCGTTTTCACGGCCTTCCATCATTTGCATACGGTTGCCACGCTCTAACGCTGCAATTTCTTCTGGAGTAGCATCCATACCTTTTGGGCGCATTCTAGGGCGTGGCGAACTCATAGGTGCGCTGCTTGGGCGCATTCTAGGGCGTGGTGAGTTCATAGGTGCGCCGCCCATTTTCTTTTTAGGCATCTTGCCGCCTGCTTTGTAACCTTTTTTCTTCATCATTGATCTGTCTCCTTGTAAAGATTGTTGAACACTCTTTCAGTATCCCATACGTAATCTACATCTTCTTTTGAGTTATAAGTATGTTGGTTTGGTTTGAAGTCTGGGGCACCTTGGCCTGTTTCAAACCATGCAGGGTGCGTAACGCGAACCCGATTATTTGGTAATGCTACTATGTTACCTGTGTACTCTCCAGCGTCTAACAACTCAAGTATATGACTTTGCTTGTGTTGTGCTGGGTCGTCAGCCACTTCATTATCAGTATAGTCCACGGTAAAATAATACTTGGCAGGGTAAAACTCGCCATCTACTTTAGCTATCCACGGTGCAGGGGATGCACGTTCTATCTTATACACACTGTGCGTATGAGACATACAATCCCAAGGCTGTGCTAAATAAGCGGGAAGCTCTGTAGGCCATTCTTCAAGCGGAGTGTCAGCAACAAGAGCCGTGAGCGGTAGACGTGCCCACATAGCTCCACCATGAACATTAGGTTCATCGGTGTCATCAGACTCGCACCCAGTGAATATCACTTGGAAGCTCAACGTCCGATTAGGCATTGTAGTTACGGCAACGACCATAGCGTGTAAAAACTCTCCGTGATAACCTTCTAAATTTTTCGTATACTCCCTCCGCACCCATGCTTTGAAATACGGAATACTACTTGTTAGGTAAGGCATTAAGTTCCTTTTTTCGTTTTTTCGCGGCCTCTTTCTTACGCTGTTGCGATAGTTTAGAAGGAGACGATTGAATTTGTTTCTTCATCTGCGTACGACTGATAGCCATCTAACAATTCCACTTCCGTAAGCTCTTGTTTATACGACTATCGGGGTCGTTTGCAGTTTTTGCGCTCGTATTGCGCTTCTTCATGCCCTTCATACGGGCACAAAAAGACTTCCGCCGATTGGCGGCTTTAGAGCCTTTTTTAAGTTTACTGGGTTTTGTAGTAACCGCGGTCTTTAATTTACTGCCGGGATTAGCTTTTCGATAGCTGGCAACGCCTTTAGCGTTCAGTCCACCAGACTCACTTTTACCCTCTTTGCGAGTCCAAGCGGGAGATTTTACGCCCCCACCTTTTTTATAATATGCCCGCATAACACGCTCCTAACTGTAGAAAAACGTGATGGCAGTGATGTTTGTAGCCGCAGAAACATACACGTCTGAACTACAACGAATACCGTCATCAGGGATATTTACAGAGTGCGAATCAGAAGCCAGAAAATCTAGGTCTAATACAGTTGTGCCACCACTACCATTAGTAAGTGTAAGGCGTCCTGCGCCACCGCTGCTTGTTAAAACTTGTACCTGACGTACTCGCGCTGGGCCTACAGCCAACGAACCCGTACCAGTTACACGCTTGGTTAATACATCAGAAGACATATGCTAATCCTTCTTTTTTGAAGGACGACCACGTTTTTTAGCTGGTTTTTCTTCCCACGCCTCATTTACATCAGGTGTAGAAGGATCATCCGCTTTAAGCGTGCCGTCTTCTTTTCGTGCACGAACTTTAACAACACCGATTCCTCGAGCTGCTAGTTCTTCTTTGCTTGGAGGTTGAAACCGATCACTCATGCTTCACCTCCTTACGATGCTGCGATTGTAGCACCAGTGTCAGAACGCTTCCAGTTTGTTCCGTCAGAGAAAGCCAAAATTGCTGCACCTGCTGCGCCGTTTGAAACAAACACAACTGTACCTGCGCCAGCCGCTGAAGCTGAAGGTGCGTTTGCAACTGTGTATGTTGGAACAACGATATCACCAATGAAACCGTTGGTTGAGGTCACTGGACCTGAAAATGTAGTATTCGCCATGAATATATCCTCACATGCGAGTTAAGTGAATCTGTCTGCATGTCGTCAGTCGGGCCTGTCAGATTCACGGGATGTTCCCGATTATTAACAATCTACCACCATATAACGTGATATGTCAACAAAAAGAAAGGGGCCACCGAAGTAGCCCCTAACTTAGTCTATGTGACCTGCTTACGCTCCGGGCGAACCAAAGATACCTAATGGGTCAGATACACCGAAGCTGTAACGCTCACGGGCTTTGTAGCGGCTATTGCCTGTATCGAAATCAGCATCCATCGAAGTCGCCATAGGCGCACGAGTGAAGTGCTTCAGACCATTTGGTACGTCAGTCATCAAGAACCACGCATTAGTGTCTGTCAGATAGTGGTTGACCGCATAGCCTTCAGGGATTGACCCGTTATTGCGTAGTGCGTTCAAATCGTTATCGGCAGTACCGACACGACCTTCTGTCTCTAGGAGACGAGTTGCCACGAACTGTAGTGCTGGTGGGATAATCAACTTACGTGGCTGTGATGCAATAAGCAAACCACGTTCGTCTGTCCAACCTGCGATCTGAATAACTGCTGCTTCAAGAGATGTCTCGTTGAGGTCAGCCGCTACTGCTGGCGTGTTGGAGTTTGATCCACCAGATACTAATGGATGATCGGTAGCACACAAGGATTTACCGTCACCATATGTGGTGCCTGCGGCGAAGGCGTTGTTAAGGATTGCTGCAGCCTTAACTTGCTTCGTGTACGCCATCGCACGAGCCAGTGCTTTAGTATAACGAGATGACAATGAGTCATACAAGTTATCCTCGATAGCTTCCTCAGTAATTGAGAAACCCATTGCAACTGTTTCGTGTGTGTAGCGTGCAGTCCATGCTTCTTGAGCATTGTCATACTCAATCGCAGAACCTTCACCTTTAACTGGCGCTGCTGAGAAACCGGATAGTTTAGTTTCCTCTTCAAAAGACCGATCTGACGATTCAGTTTCAAAGATTTCAGCGTGTTCTTCGCCATATTTTGCGTATTCCATTCCGAACAATGCGTTCAGGCCGGGGAGCAGCTCTTTAAGTAGCTGGGCGCGTGAAATAGCCATTATTTAATCTCCTTATACGCCAGTGGTGTTGTTATACTGGTGACCTGCGTTCCATTTAACGTAGGCTTCAGTGTAACCACCACTTGAGTTTTTGGTCTCTTCAACCAAACCGATGATGCGGAACGGCAACGTTGCTGTTGTCGCTGATGTGTCAGAAATAGCGCCACGCGAGTTACCCGAAGTCGAGTCCCCTGTGTTGTCTACGCCTGCTACGTTCGCACCGATATCAGTTTGTGCTAAATCACCAATAGTTGTACCCGAAGAAACAACAGCGGCTTTGAACAACAGGTCAGTAGCATCTGCTACGTAAGCCTGAATGTCGCTTGCAACTGTGCCCGCAGGGTAAGATTGACTGTATAATTCATAACCCAAGTTTGGATCAGTGTATTTACAACCCATGAAAACACCAACAGGTGTCATTGCAGCGTCGAACGTATCACGCTCAACGGTGCCTCCAGTAACCACTTTAACGGCGTCACCAAAGAAAATGCTAGTAGCGTAACCACTGGCAATATTCATTTGACGATATACGCCCCCAACGAAGGGAGTGCCGCTTAGTAATTTTACTGGAATCAGGCCATAAGGCCCGCTAACAGAAGGATAAGCCATCTAAAGCTCCTAAGTTTAAGTTCCTTTACCGAAAGTAACCTTCGTCTTCCGTTCATTAAACAACGGCATACGAGGATCATTTTCTCTCATAAAGTTGTTGTCTACAGATGACATCTGAGCTTGTGCCTGATCGTTATAATAGGCGTTTCGTTCTTCAATCATTTCGACTGGAGCCTTACACAACATCAAACCACCGATAACTACATTGTCTTTAAAGCGTTCTTGCTCAATAGCAACAATGGTAATTTCTGGATGATCCGACGCTTTTACTGGCTCCCAACCTTCTCGAAGTTTTGAAGAAACATTGGTGGCGTCAACCTGACCCTGCGTACTAACGCGTACCCAGTGAAAGTTATATCCCGGCTCGGGATTAGGAGATGGTAACACCTCTGGGCGCTGCCAAGCCTTTTTACGAACTGTACGTTCGCGGGTTTCTAGTTCACGGTTAATCCGATTCTCAGCCATTTTGTTTCCTCATATCTATTGCAACCTGTTTGGCGTATTGTTCGGGCGTTAGCCCCAACCGTTTAGCGATTTGAACCTGAGTACGTGTCAACGTAACTTTCTTAGGTGCTGTGCTCCGCGTTGCGGGAGCAACCACTTGGGTCTTCTTTCGCTTCGGTTCGATCTCCTCAAAGTTATCTGGGAAGACCTGACGCATACGAGAGTCAATCGTCTCGTAGTATTCATCGCTTTGCGGGCTTACGCCCTGTTTGACAAGTTTATTATGCAACCCCAGCGCTAAACTTGTCATCTCATCATCGCTACCAAACCACGAATTGTTCTTTTGCCAATCTGCGGCCCGATCATCGACTTGTACTGCCGGGGCGGTCTGTTCTACTTCCTGTTGTACAGGGGTTTGTGTTTCCTGTAAAGCAGGTATTTTGAAGTTTGCTAGTCTTTCGGACTTTAACTTAGCATTTGTTAGCTTTTCTTGCGCTTCTAAGACAGCATCGGAATCACCTGATTCATACGCTTCCTTATAGCTTCGTTTAGCTGCCTCTGTTTCAATGGAAGCATTCTTCTTAGCCTGCTCGAGTAACGCCGTTTGGTTCTTGTTTACATTACCCTTTAGCTTTTTGTTTTCTTCCATAAGCTGTTGAGTGACACGTTCAAGCTCCTGACTTTGCCGTACAGCTTCTTCTTTAGCTCTACGCTCGTCATGGTAACCCTTGCTAAAATGTTGGATTCGCTTACGGACTTTATCAGAATAGTCCTCCAGCTCGTCATCTGTAACATCGGCTGGCGGATCAGACGCTTTGCGGTTACGATCAGCTTTCGGCGTGTCATCGACCACTTCAATCTCAACGTCGTTATCATCAGTATCCGCTTCACTTTCAACTTCAGGAGCATCGGCTCCATCTGCTGCAAAGTCTTCTGCAGTTTTCTTGCCAGTAATGTCGATTTCAACTGCACTCGTCTCCTCAATAGCCATTGCGTTGTCGGTTTCATCTTCAGGAAACTCAAATTCTACTTTTTGAAATGCCATATTTATGCCCTCTGTATTCCGGTTGGGTCAGTAACGACTGCCTCAATAGAGTCGTCATTCATCAACCGATATTCTATACCACCAATAGTGAACCTTGTGCCCGAGTTCATTCGGAACATCACAAAGTCACCTTCTTTACACCACGGTCCGTCAGGGAAACGCTCTTTGTCTCCGTATGCGGCTGACCCCATGTCCACAACAAGTCCAATAATAGACATAATGTGATCTTGAGTTTTAGCAGTGTCTGTCTTGATGATAGAAGTACCTGATATGGTTTCTTCTGGTTGTGGTAGCGCTACGAGTACGCGGTAGCCTACGGGTTTTGGGAGTTGTAACTCCAATTCAGCGTCGCTGATTTTAACTGGTTCTTCAGTCATTATCGTCATCCATATAGTTTTTCGCAAGGTCTTCAATGTAAGACTTGCTGGCTCCGAGACCTCGAATTAAGCCAACAACCTCTCTAAATTCCGCATAGTCTTTAGGTGACCCCGCGGTTAAGAAACTCTGTGCAGACGAGATATCCCCGTCGATTTTATCTTTCAGCACGTCAAAGACGGTTTTTGCCATTGTATGTTATGACTCCTTTTTAGGGTTTTTGTTTGCGTTCTGCGCCATGCGAGCAAGCTCAAGGTCAACCTTGTTGTCCTCTATACGTTTCGCTGTAGCATCTTTGACGCCTTGACGTTTGGCATCTATAGCTAACTCTGCCTTCTCCACGTTGATCTGCTCCGAAGCTATCTTAGCATCAATCATCATTTTCTGCTGTTTCTGCTTCAATTCAGCTTGTTTAACTTGTGAGTCGGCTTGGTCTTTCTGGGCTTTACGCTGCTCTTCTGACTGCTTGATCTGCAGTTCTGCCTGTTTCATCTGAATAATAGGGTCTTGTTGCTGCTGTTGAGCTTTTTGCTGCGCGGCTTGCTGCTGGTTTGCCTGCGTAAGTTGCTTGCCTGCGTCTGCTACTAGACGTGACAGTTGTACTTCCATATCCTCTGGCAGCTCCTCGTTCGGAGCGGGTAGTGGTGCGCCTAGCTTCTCTTCTATCTTCTGGCGATAGGCGAAGCCAAGGTGTTCGGCAATATGCGCCTGTAGAGACGCCATAATCTGTTTTGCCTGCGGGTTTTGCCCGATCATTTGCGCCATCATCGGGTCTTGCATAAACGATGTATGCGTAGCGATGTGAGCTTCGTGGTCTTGGTAGATAAACGCCCTCATCGGCTTGCCGACCAACGCGTCCATGTTCTCGCTGATAGGGTCTGTAGGCTTCGCATCGTCCTTTGTAGGTACGAGCTTGTCTGCGTTCTTCACACCTAACACTTCTATCATCTGTCTGTGTAGTTGTGGTAAGTCATATATCTGTGGAGCCTGTGCGGCCATCTGGAGCACTGTTTGGTACTGCACAACCCGTTGAGCCATCGTAGAGTTGTTAGGGTCGCTCACAGGGATCACATCGACCATAAGGTAGTCTGCCCGCTTGGCGGTCACTTCGCCTCTGTACGGGACGTACGCGTACTCTGTGGGGGCATACTCTGACATGATAGCCTTGAGTAGCTTAAACTCCTGCTTCATCGCGTAGTGTACGCGTGCTTGCACCGCAGCCATAGGTTTAAGTGTGCGTTCCAAGAGTGCTAGTGTAGTGCCCACAGGAGCGTTAGCCGACATGTCCGAGATGTCCATATCACTAATCGCACCCAATCTGCGACCTTCAGTCGTAATCTGGTTCAGAAGCGCTAGGAGCGTCTGTGAAGGCTCTTTGTAAGGTAGCGGCATGATGTTGTCACGGATAGACCCTGACGGCACGTCTACGTCCTTAAACTCGCCCGGATTGATTGGTGAGTCGTCCCCCTTGATACGTAGTCCACGGGACTTTAGCCCTCCCGGGAGGTTGGAGAGTGTACCAGCATCAACAAGCTGACGTATCAAGGAAGTTCCAGCACGGGCGTATCCACCGATAATGTGGATCAATCCAAGGCCATAAAACCCGAATCCCGGCACATATACATAGTGGACGAAGTGCTGTCGTTTGAGCGTGAGTGGGTCACCCTCCTCGTAGTTTCTACGGATCGCCAGCACTTCGCCACTGCCACGCTCTATAGTGACGACGTACGGACGAGCGATCCCATCGTCATCATCAATCCCATCAATCAACAGGTCAGCGTGTATCTCATAAATGGCATATCGGTCATCATTAGTAAGCGAATACCCGCCGTCTTCGGCTTTCTTCTCTTCGATGTCCGTGTGGTAAGGTTCTGGCTCTCCAAGGTCTATATCTCTATAGAACCCTGCAGCTTGTAGCTTCTTCAATTCGTTCTTAGTCTTACGCATTACGTGCGTTACACGCTCTGCAGACTCAATATTCGACGCACCGTAAGGCACAATCACGTCTTCTGCAGAGATATAAATAGCAGCCTGACGGCCTAAATTAGGGTCAAAATACACCTTTTTAAAGGCTGAACCCGCTAATCCAAGGCTGTAGAGCATCCGTTCGTGCTCTGGGCGGTACTCAACCATGTTTTCGGTGAGTTCGTAGTTCATGTCGGCCTTTACACGGCCTGCGGCTTCTTCTTTTTCCTTGGTTTCTTCACCAAGAATCTTTGTTTTTACTGGTCCTGATGCAGGAAATGTCTCTGACATAGCCTCTGCTTGGAATCTGATCGCTGCTTCTGCAAGAACTGTAGAGTTTACACCACACGCGCCCTCCCAAGGGTCCATACGTTCCTCGTATTTGAAGCCTAAAACGTCTAATCCTTTGACAAATGTGTCTGCCCAGTCCTTACGACCTTCTATATCCGCCCCTACTTGACCTACAAGATCACTGGAGAGTTCATTCAAATGCGACTCATCCAGAACTTCAGCTAAATTCATGCCAAATTCGGTAAAATCCAGCTCATCACCGGGGATTATGGTGATTTCCATGCCGCCGTCTGCTAGTGTAACCGACTCAGGATCGACTATTTCGATCTCCAACTCAGATACATCCATCTCTTCCACACCTTCCAGATCGCCCTCAAGACCCTCTGGGGTTGCGTATAATCCTTTTTCAATAGCCATAGCTAAATCCCCTAATAATATCCGCCTCGGCGCTGTTTGAAGAACCGTTCTTCGTCTGGTTCATCGGTTGGTAGGCGTATGAATCCTCCCTGTCTAAACCGCATTAGGGCCATAACTGTCGAGTCTACAAGGTCATCATTACTCATAAATGGAAATCCTGCAATCTCTTCGACAACTTCTTCTGCCCACCTAGTCTGCGGCACCCATACAAGTTCGGACGCAATTATGTCCGCTACGGAGTTGAGACGTGCCGTTTTATCTCCAGACCCCCTGTGAGGGGTATACTCCGATATAGGTAAGCCCATACGCCGCATCTCTTGATACAAGGCCACCCCAGAACTTTTCTTCTCCACAATAAACGAGTCTGGTTCCCAATCTTGGTACTCTTCCATTGCGAGTTGTTTAAGCTCTGGGAACTCAATACGCTGTTTTATGCTATTTAACAATATAATATTGTAAGCATTGGTTTCCTCGTTCAAGAAAACACCCCATGTGGTAAGCGCTGTATAGTCTGCACGGTTGTGCTTCTCGGCTGCGGCATCAAGCGACATGATAATATATTCACAGGGCGGCGGCGTCTCGTGTGTCCACTCCTGCCACCACTCTCGCTTAACAATAGCTGCTTCTTCTGCGGTTGGTTGCTGTTGATACTGTGCATTCCACTGGAACGTAGGCATTGACGCTTTGGTTCTGAGGAGGGCTTCAAGATCAAAGAACTCAGGCCACAGAGGTTTCTGCACTTCTTTCTTAGTTTTCTTGTTGCGTACGTCTAATATGGCAGGAAACTCCACCACTTCGTACTGATCGGAGCGTTCGTTCTGTGTCATGTCACGCACAACACGACCTGTCAGGTCATCCATGTGCCAACGCGTTTGTATGATTGCTACACGACCTCCGGGCATCAAACGTGTACGAGCACCGAATGTAAACCACTCATAGGCTTTCTCGAATACACCAAAGTTCCCGTTAATTACATCTTGCTCAGAATGTGGATCGTCCACCAACAGTAGGTCAGCGCCACGGCCAGCCAGAGCAGAACCAATACCACACGCATAATATTCTCCCCCGACATTTGTATTCCACCTTCCTGCTGACTTACTATCCTGTGCTAATTGAACTGTAGGGAATATCGAACGGTACTGATCTGTAGCGATCAGGTTACGTACTTTACGCCCAAAATCTACCGCTAGGTCTGTGGTGTGCGACACCATCATAACCTTCTTGCCCGGGTTTCTACCCAAGAACCACGCAGGGTAAAAGATCGAAACAAGCTGGGATTTGCCGTGTCTGGGGGGTATATTCACGCAAACCCGGTCCTTATCGCCCTTCTCAATACCCATTAACATGTTAGCCAGTATGCGATGGTGCTTACCAACTATGAAATCAGGCATCATCAGCTTGCAAAACTCTATGAGGTCATCATACGCGGCTTTATTAGTGCTTCTCGTGTGAAGTTCGTCCACCATACGGTCAATTTCAGCCACTTCCTCAGTGCTAAACGCGTCTAAGTTAGCTAACATGACCTCAATATCGGCCTCGTTGAAGTTCAAACCGTCATTCATCGTCGTCAAACCCAAATTCTTCGTCTACATCTAGGTCTTCAGGCGTTAAAACTACCGCATCTTCGATTTCAGGCGCTGGATTTACCAGTTTTGCTAGCTTGCTACGTAGTTTTTCCTTGATGTCATCGGTGGTTTGGTGCGTGATCGTCACTTCAGACTTCTCTGTGAACAATCCTACGTCTGAAATCTTACCCAAAAGCTCTAGTGCACGCATTCGCACACGAGGATCAGGGTTTTCGGACTCAATTACGAGCTTATTGGTCACCAAATTACGTAATTGCTTGGAAGATTCGACAACAGAGTGGTTAAACTCGTCGATAATATTGCTCGTTAGGCGCACAGACGCGGGTGTTAGGGCCGCAGCACGTTTATTTGTGACTTTATTGGACGTTTTATCAGGGTTTTGCGCGTATGCTGTGGCTAAAGTCGCCGCAACTTCTTTGTCTACCTCGTCAGGTTCGAGGTCAACACCGTACTTCTCTAATTCGTCAACGGTTTTGCCCAGTGCTGCTGCACGCTCTGGTAGAGGTATCTTCTTAACCTCATCTTCTAGGGGTATCCCTAGTTCTGGAGTGGCACTCATTGTCATAATACGTCGCAGGTTGGTAACCGATAACGTAATAATAGAGTACAAAAAATTTTTTATCAAGGGTTTTGAAAAAGGGGTGGGGGGTTTTCAAAAAATAGCAATTCATTTGTCCATATTAGTATTACTACACGTAACACGGAGTCCCACATGACAGCGCGGGGGGTGGGGGTGGGGTATGGTCAACGTATGGTCAATTTAGGGATTTCCCTAAATGGTATCTAATGCCATATAGTATCATCTAGTGCGGTTCTATCTATTGTGTAACACGTTATATCATGGCATAAAGATTATATCGAAGGCAGACAATGAAGTCATTAAGACCTACGATTTTTTATGGAGACTAATACAATGTCAAATCTTACAATGAACACACAAGCAATCGACGCTATCAAAAAAGCATGGGGTGGCAAGCTAGGTGCAGAGGATACGTTCTCGAAGCATATGGATGTAGTAAAGCAACACATGCGTTGGACGGACGCGGTATCACCTACCAAGAACAATCTGGCCTCTGGCAAATCAACCGCTAGTCCTGAAGCATACGCTCAACTGAAAGAATTGTTTGAAGGTATCTTGAAAGGCAAGAAACGCGACCACGATACAATGGCCGTTGGTGCAGAGATTAAAGACCTAAAGAACCAACTGATGCTACGCCAAGCGCCAGAGGTATACGCCGATACTAAAGGCAACCTTGGCAAGATCGAAGCGGTTGAGAATGATACAGTAACACTAAAAACTACTGATACCAAAACAACCATTGAGATGCGCGACCAACTCATAACCAACGTAAAGAATTGGGTTGAGAAAAACAGTGTTGAGTTGGGTAAAGATTACACACCAACGCGCAAGGCAATCTTGACAGTATTCGATACACTATCAATCAAAAGATAAAACTACTCGGTCACTCCTTAATTGGAGTGGCCATTTTTTTATGTCCAATGATACCAGTATCCCATTTGCGTAACGCCACTGCATGTTGCGCCCTGATACGTTATGTGCTATACCAACACTGCATCATACCATAATGCTTTACCTGACCCGCTTCGGCGGGTCTTTTTTTGTTTAGGGATTTCCCTAAATGATTTGATACCAGTATCCCAGTTGCGCCACGCCCTAGCACGTTTCACCATGTACCATGTGGGTAACACAACACCCCGTCACGTTTAGGGACTTCCCTAAATACCTCGATACCAGTATCCCAACAGCGTGTCGCCCTGCGCAAAGGCTAAGTCATTGAAAACAAAGCAATGTATCACTTGTACCACTCGTGTACCACCGCAAATGGGGGCTAAGTCATTGAAAACAAAGCAATGTAGCATTTGTACCACTTTTTTAAGTATATATATCTTCTTTTTATTGAAGGGTAAGAGAGGGGGTCTCTGGCCTAAAAGAATCTATACATACCATTATGGTACAAATGCTACATTGCTACATTCGTTTAATATCAATGACTTACAGACCTACGTGGTGGTACATGATGGTACATACAACGTTTACCCCTCATACGATAGTTTTTGACACGTATTGACATTCCTCGATACTTGTGTTATAACTACAGAGTAGTTAGCGCGCAGTTGGCTACCGAGGCACTCGTGTGTCTCGTTCATATCAACTTTCGTTTAGGGAAATCCCTAAATCAACATGGAGGTCAAACAATGCCACGTAAACATTACACTCCTGAGTGTGTCGGCTGTGGAGAATACTACAGCGTTCGTCGTGCGCGTCTGGGTTACAACGTATGCCTAGACTGCGGTGAATACCAAGCCACGGAGCAACGCGCCAGTTGGTGCACAGTACCGCTCCCCAAGCAAGGCTACACTCTCGTAACTCGCAAGGACGACTTGCTACATCTAAATCAAAAGACCCGCTAACCATTTAGGGAAATCCCTAAACAACCAAATTGGAGAAAGACAATGAACGATCTATTTCAAACCCCCGAGGCATCTGCACCAAGCATTGCTTCATCTGCTATGACTGTGGAACTTAGCATGTCCATATGGACAGCACGTAAGAAAGACCACAAAGCGTCCGACGATGTGGCAAACATGAACGCCGCGGACAAGGGCGTGGCTAACGTGACCAAGAACTTGCTTGGTAATTGTGACGAACTTATCGCGTTGCAAAAGTTTGCAGGTAATCTGCGTAACCTACACTACAGCATGACAATGCCGTGGTCTGACAATGGGCAACGCCTCGTCACCACCATGCAGTATTTCAAGTACAACGAAGTTATGACCGAGATGATCGACGAAGGTTGGCGCATGGTTGACGACTTCCTCAATGTGTACGAGTGGAAAGTCATGGACGCGCAAGCCAAGTTGGGCGCGATGTTCAACCGCGACGAGTATCCCACGCGTGACGCTATCCGTGATAAGTTCGCGTTCCGTCTATCCTATGAGCAGTTACCTGATGGTGGTAACACTGGTGATTGGCGGCTCGACCTGCCGCATGAAGCGATGCAGACATTGCGCACAAACTACACCGATACATTCAACCGCAAGATCAAGGGCGCGATGGACGATGTGTGGACGCGGCTACATACAAACCTGACCCGACTTGTCCGACAGCTAGACGTGGACGAAGAAGGTAAGGGCAACCGCCTGTATGATACTGTGTTTGACCAAGCTCTCTCACTGACTGAGATGTTGGGTACGTGTAACGTGACAGGTGACACCCAGATGGAAGCCATGAAACGTCAACTCGAACAGGCACTACACTACGCCGATGGTGCGCCTCTGACTGTTGATAGCATCAAGAAGTCACCATCATTGCGCGAAAACACACGCGCCAAACTCGATGCGGCTCTGTCTGCACTACCAAGTCTGGATATGTAATGAAGGATTTTATCGCAGACTTACTAGCAGTCCTCGCCATATTCGGTGGGGGCTACGCCTTACTAATCATTGGCCACGGCCTCGGATACTAAACCAAATAGGGAAATCCCTAAATCAAATGGAGAAATAAAATGAATAACGCCCAACAAATGTATGCCCTATCACTCGACGAATGTGTCACGTTGATCGGCGCTATCGGTCACGAACGTACTGTTCTGATGCAAGGTGACATCGGCAACGGCAAGTCGTCAACGCTCGGTGAGGTTGGTAAACTCAAGCCAACACATAAGAGGTTCTACGTAGACTGCACGAGCCTCGACCTCGGTGACATTATGATCCCAATGATCATGGAGATCGACGAGAACAGCAAGTTCGTTCGCTACGTCACCAATGAGGAGCTTGGCCTACACACAGGTGAGCCTGTCATTATTATGATTGACGAGTTTGGTAAGGCCAACCCGTCTGTTAAGTTGGCACTGCTACGCCTGATCTTGGAGCGCAAGATTGGTAGCTACGAGCTACACCCTGAGAGTATTGTGTATGCGACCACCAACAAAGGGTCTGAGGGTGTGGGTGACATGTTACCTCCACACGCACGTAACCGCATGAGCGTCGTACAGGTACGCAAGTCAACAAACATGGAGTGGATCGAGTGGGGTATCAACAACGGGATTGATCACAGTCTACTTGGTTGGTGTAAAGACAACCCACACTTGTTTGCATCGTTCGAGGACGTGAAAGACCCTGATGAAAACCCGTATATATTTCACCCCAAACAACAACGCGCCGCGTTTGTAACACCTCGTTCGTTACACTCTGCGTCTGACATCTTACACCAACGTCATATGTTCAATGACACCACACTGACTGCCGCCCTGATGGGTACTATCGGTGATCGCGGTGCGATGGACTTGATGGCGTTTGTGAAATTATCTGACCAACTACCAAGTCTACAGTCTATCAAAGACGAGCCAAAGACCGCCAAAGTTCCTGACAGTGCCGCAGGTATATGTATGGTTGTCTATCGTACACTCGCATCTATCGAGAGTGATTGGATCAACGCGTGGATGGATTACATGCCGCGACTAGACGTAGAGGCACAAGGTATGTTCGCCAATGGTGTGCGTGCGCCCAAGTACAGCAAGCAACCAATGGTGATGCAGAACCGAAAGTTCACAACGTGGGCTAAAGAAAACAACTACATGTTCCAAGCGGACAAGAAATAGGAGAATGACTATGACTAAGTACAAAAAATGGACAGCCGCAGAGGATGCGGAGCTAGTGTTGATGCGTGAAGCTAAGACACCAACGAAAGAAATCGCAGAGGCATTGGGTAGAACACCATCGTCTGTGATCAATCGCATAAGCGCAAAGGGTTTGCCGTATGGTAAAGAGCCTACGTTCCGTGAAGTTGTGGACACAGCGTTCGCTAAACACGAGATCGAGTTCGGTGAGCCTGACGGTTTAGGGAAATCCCTAAATGATATGGGTGCAATGCTTAATCAAATGGAACAAGATATCAAGCCGAAGCCGCAGTGGTGGAAAGCTATGATGTGGTGGAGGAAGTAACATGTTAGCAGTAGGCAAACAAATAACCGAGGAGCAACGGCTGTCCAAAGCAGTCGTGGCGGTGATGGGCAAAGTGCCTGAGATCGCAGGGCTTCTGATGATCGGTGAACGTGAAATCACAGATGATCCGAGTATACCAACAGCTTGTACCAACGGACGTGACGAGTGGTACGGTAGAGCGTTCGTTGCAACTCTTACTGACGCAGAGCTTCGGTTCGTTGTCATACACGAGGTGTTTCACAAGATGTATCGTCACTTGGTAACGTGGGCACACCTGTGGGCTATATGTCCTCGTACAGCCAACATCTCAATGGACTACGATATCAATGGCAAGATCATTGAAGAGTATGGTCAAGATGGTTGGGTCAAGATGCCCGATCTTGGTTGCCACGATCCCAAGTACAAAGGTTGGGGCACAGCTAAAATCTTCTGGGATATCTACGACCCCGATGCGGCCAACGATAAACCGCAAGGTGGAGGCCAAGGCGAACCTCAAGACTGCCCGGGGGAGTCCACGTCCACGTCACAGGGTAACAGCCCACACGGTGATGGTCACCCCGAAGGTTTTGACAGCCATGATTGGGGCGGCGCGAAGGATATGACCGCGGACGAACAGCGTGAAATACAACGCGAAGTAGACGAGGCTATACGTCAAGGTGCACTGGTTGCAGGTAAGATGGGCAGTGGTGGAGCGCGTAGTCTCGACGAGTTGCTACAGCCCAAGGTGGATTGGCGCGAAGTGTTGCGTGAGTTCATACAGACCACCTGTGCAGGTAAGGACTTCTCTACATGGAAGCGTCCAAACAGACGTTACATGGGTACTGGTATCTACATGCCCTCTGGCGTGTCGGAAAAAGTTCAATGTATCGCAGAGCACAATGACATGTCTGGCTCAATCGGTAAGCGTGAACAGCAGATAATGATCAGTGAATTGGTCGGTATCTGTGAGGCAGTCAAGCCTGACGAGTTACACGTAAGCTATTGGGACACAGAAGTCTGTGGCTACGAGAAGTACATGCACGAAGAACTTGATACTGTGGCATCTAAGACTGAACCCGTAGGTGGGGGCGGCACAGATGTACGTTGTGTCCCTGCATACTTGCGTGAGCATAACATAAAACCACAAGCGTCTGTCGTGTTTACAGATGGTTATCTGTACGGCGGTTGGGGTGAATGGGATCACCCTGTGTTGTGGGTGATTGTGGATAACAAAAGTGCCAAGCCAGATCACGGCGTAACAGTGCACGTAACTTCGGAGGACTTATGATGGGTAAAGTAAAAGGGTTATTCATGGACGCGGAAGAGAACCCGTTCATTGATTGTCCTGAGTGCAAGGACACAGATCGGCAGGGTAAAGTTACAAGCGAGGAGTTCAAGTGGACGGGTAATACTTACGAACCGTTCGAGACATGGATTGATTGCGAGAACTGCAATGGGCTTGGCGAGATCGAGCGGGACTGGGGCGACGACGATGGGTGATCTACCTAACTCGTTAGAGGCAGAGTTAAACCTACTCGGTTTGATTCCACCTCGTAAACCCGAAAACGAAAAGCCAAAGGTGGAGCGTGACTATACGTTCAAGATGCCAACACTGGACGAGAACGGTGATCCACCTTGGTAAACTAATTAGGGAAATCCCTAAATGAAAGGGGTAACGCGGTGTTACCTCACAACAAATGGAGAAATACAATGGCCTTATACTGGCAAAACAATTACTTAAATACATTCGACAAAGTGGCGGCGTACTATGATAGCATCAAACCGCTTGTGTCTAAACATCATACACTAGCTGACGATCTAAGACCTATCGGTGATCGCAACCGCAAGTGGGAACGCATACAAAAAATCAACGCCAACTGCTACATACTGCAAGACGGTTGGAACGGTAGCGATGATATATTCACTGGGTGGAGTTACTACCACGCAAAAGGAGAAAAGCCGAAACCTACTGAAGCAGAGAAGATCAAGCTCGCGCCTATCGTGTGGCGCAGACATAAAGATGGTACAGAGACCATCAAGGTGCGCAATGGTACAGGCCAAGGTGCACACAACAGCAGGTATAGTTTCTTAGCCAGACACTTGCCATCGGGTCTGAACTTCATAATCCGTAATGGCAAACACTTTGTGGCCTTTACTCATGGTACAGAATACTTTCTCGCTAAGAGTAACACAGTGGCTAGTTTTGATCTGCCAAGAGACGGGCAACGGCACGAGTGGAATAAACACTTCACCACACGCGACGATGGTGTGGCCCTGACGTTCCGTATTGATAACGGTGTAATATCTTTTGTGGATGGTGGTAAGCCGCTTCCTATTCCGCCCAAGGTTCGTGTGGACAAGGTAGCCAAGGCTAAGATGAAAGACGCTATCGCTGAGTTCCGCGATTGGGCGTTTGCCATGTATCCGTTGTTGCCAACACGCGACCATGACTACCACACCGAGCGCGTAAACGAGGTACGTAGGGCTATGAGCGCAGGGTATTCGTATGGTTGGGGTCTGTTGGGTATGTTCGAGTCCAACCCAGATATAACGAAAAAGATAATTCGTGACCCTGACCACGAGTTACGTCTGCACCTGATGTATGGGTTGATGGGTGAAACAGATTATCACTTAGCCCACACGTTCGACACGCCAGAAGAACACGACAAGAGGGTCAAGGCACAGTTCAATCGTCACATAAACAAAATATGTGACTTCAACAAAAAGACGAAAGGTTAATATAATGGGTATAAACCATACAACATTGGCACAAGCCAAAGAACACTACGAACTTCATAAAGAAAGGTTCGATAAGTTGGATAGTAGGCTCGGTGATGATTACTACAAAGAGGCAAACAGCAGGTACACCGCGTTACGAGACTTTGCCAGTGTGGTGAGAAAGGAGATGCGCGTCCATACAATACCGCGCACCGACAACACTATGCACATATACCGCAAAGGTGAACTTATGGTTATGGGGTACATTGGGTACGGCGACTTTGCCACCAGTGTGCATGGTGACGATAAGTATATTGTCTGTGCACGGGGCATACAAAACATGAAGTATTGTGATAGTGGCGATCAACACAACATGCGTATGTCAGTCAACATGGATACCGCCGTCAAACACGTTAAGAGATCACTTCAAAGTTACTCTATACAGGAGTGCGCAAAAGCGTTGGTTGGTGGTGTGAAGAACAGTGTGCAACATGTGCTACACGACAAGAAAAAACAGTGTGATGATGCAGTTGCCGCGGTGGGTTTGGACACATCGCCGTATGGTGATGCCAAGAAAGCCTCGCAAAGATTGATGGCTGAGATACGGAGCATGGTACAGGCAGGGCATACGTTCAATGACAAGGAGCTAGATGCGGACATACGTGCCATGTTTACTTTGACCGAAGATCGTAAACTGTTCAGTGAGGTTGTGCCTATGAATTTTGTACACGTCAATGAACGCTACGGACAACAGGTGGTAAACTGTGCGCGTATCAAAGATGTAACCAACTACTTGTGCGAGATAGATACTGTGCAGACATTCGCAATGGACAAAGTACCAGAAGACGTGGAGCATAAGTGTGCGGCCTTGAGTATATGTGAAGATGGTCACTTTGTTGAAGGTGTTGGTCACCGCGTAAATGACCACACGTTTTACCTCTACGTGTAAGGTGTTATAACATGGGTACAACGTCTGGTATTACTTACCGCGTAAACGTAGCTTACGATACTAAACAAGTTACGATAACAAGCATTGGCATGAACTGTGTTGACAAAGAGATAGATGGTGATTATGCTTCTGTGGACGAACTTCCAATGTGGATGCAAGACAGGTTAGCTGTACTGTCCCTGTTGGAAGTACCACCACCGCCTAACGATGTAGATGGTGTTGGGTGTAGGATCGGCCCATATTTGTTTTGGGTCTACAATTAGGGAAATCCCTAAATGGCGAGGGGTCACGGCTCCTCGCTTCTGGGGTACTGGTATCATAGGGGGTCACGTTGGCTAAATGGAGTTTAGATAAATTGGACGAAGGTAAATACGCAAAGCTACAAAGCAAGGTTGCCGTACAACGCAACGAGATTGCTAGGCTTACTCAAGTTGTGGATAAGCTAATGGCTCAACGCGAACAACTAACCAAAGATTTACAATGGATGCGTGGAGAGAAAAATGACACCCGAAGCGAAAGTTAAAAAGAAAGTAGTGGCGCAACTAAAAGAACTTGGCGCGTACTACTTCTACCCTGTTACAGGTGGTTACGGACAAAGTGGAGTGCCTGACATCGTGGGTTGCTACAAGGGTTTCTTCTTTGGAATAGAGTGCAAGGCAGGGAAGAACAAACCCACACCCTTGCAAGACAAAAACCTAAAACAAATTCGAGCCGCAGGTGGTCTGGACTTAGTTGTGAACGAAGACAACATGCTAGGTGTTACCGATGATCTGAAGGCATGGTCTGTTATAGTTAACTCTTAACCCAAGCTATGAGTGGGTTGCGGTTTTATTATTTGTCCCGCGAAAACCATAGCAGTGTAGGCAATGCTCTCCATGATACTTTTTATGGCGTTGTGACTGCACCGAAGAAACCGCGATATGGTTAGTCCCTGTGTTAGCTCTCAGGGCATCACTTTAACAATGGAGGCAGGCATGGATGATAATAAATTAACCCCGTTCCAAGAGAACGAACTAAAATGGTTGCGGCGACAAGTCGATAACTTGCAGGACGAAGAAAATCGAAAAGATGCACGTCCTAATGTAAAGCGCGATCTGTGGGTAGCACGGGAACACCTTGATGTGTTTGTTCGTGGTCTGAGACGTGCAGGTAAGAACATATGAACGAGCTTGAACGTGTAAAGTATGAAGACTTGTATAGGCAAGCATGGGAAGCACAAAACAAAAAAGATATAGCCGCGAACCCACGCCTGTCTTTGCGTAACAAAGCTATACGCAATGGTAACAATAACAAAGTAAATGGGCATCTGGGTGGTAGACCCAAAAAGGAGGCTAACAAGTTACCCCTAACTAAAGAAGCGGAAATGGTTAACAGAATGTTGCAACGTGGCATGACCTTAAAAGCCGCCGCAGAAATAATCGGAATGAGTCCACGTTGGGCTTCCGACATAAAAAGAAAATACGATTTGCCAAGATAGGAGAACGGCATGGTTAAGAAGAGTAAAGCGGATAAAGTGTGGGCGTATAAAATTAGGCATCCGCAGTCTACTACGAGCGAGATCGCCAAGGCTACCAAAACGTCTTATGGGTATGTGTATAAACTTATGCAGAAGATCGGCACACCGAAAGAAGTGTTCGAGAAGGAAGCGCGCAGGACTACACGCGGTGCTGTGTTAGACACAGCCAAGAGTTATGTGACCAAAGATCGTGCGGCTGACCACGGCAATATGGAAGATAACTTCACCACCATCGGAGACTACTGGTCTGTGCATCTAGGCATAAACGTAAGTGCTACTGACGTAGCTGTTATGATGAACCTGTTGAAGGTTGCACGTATCAAGTCAAACGCAACGCACCCTGACAACTGGATCGACGCCTGTGGGTACATGGCATGTGGTGGCGAGATAGCGAGTAAAGGCTAATGGAGCTTATAACATTAGACTTTGAGACGTATTACGACAGGGACTATTCTCTGCGTAAGATAACAACAGAAGCCTACGTCCGTGATCCTCGTTTTGAGGTGATCGGCGTGGGTGTAAAACTTAACAATCAACAAACGGAGTGGGCAAGTGGAACGCATGAACAGATTAAACAATACCTCAAGGGCTTCCCTTGGGAAAAAGCTATGTTACTTTGCCATAATACTATGTTTGATGGTGCCATTCTTAATTGGCGTTTTGATATTCGTCCTCGGATGTATACCGATACTTTGTGTATCGCCCGTGCTCTACATGGGACTGAAGCTCGCGCAAGTCTCTCTGCGGTTTCTGAGAGATATGGTGTCGGCGCTAAAGGGCACGAGGTACTCAACGCAATCGGTAAACGGCGTGGAGATTTTGAACCCGAAGACTTAGGTAAGTACGGGGACTATTGCGTCAATGACGTAGACCTCACCTACAAACTGTTTAGCATAATGGTCAAACGTTTCCCGCGGGAAGAGTTACGTCTTATAGACGCTACGTTGCGTATGTTTACTGAGCCTACGCTGACATTGGATCGTGACCTGTTGAACTCTCACTTGCAGGACGTAAAAGCACGTAAGGAAAAACTGTTAGCTGATGCAGGTATAGAAGATAAGAAAGACCTGATGTCCAACCCCAAGTTTGCGGAGTTGTTGAAAGGGTTTGGGGTGAAGCCACCCATGAAAACAAGCCTGACTACAGGCAAAGAAACATTCGCATTTGCAAAGAGCGATGAAGATTTCAAAGCGTTAGCTGACCACACAGATGATAGGGTACAAGCCTTAGTAGCCGCACGGCTCGGCACGAAGTCTACGTTGGAAGAAACGCGGACACAGAGATTTATAGACATATCGGACCGTGGCCTTCTGCCCGTCCCTGTAAGATATTATGCGGCGCACACTGGGCGTTGGGGCGGTGATGATAAGATCAATCTGCAGAACCTACCTAGCCGTGGGCCAAATGGTAAGAAGTTAAAGGGTAGCATAACAGCACCCGAAGGACATTCATTGATCGACTGTGATAGTTCGCAGATCGAGGCGCGTGTATTGGCGTGGCTTGCAGGGCAAGATGATTTGACCAAGCAGTTCGCGGATGGCGAGGACGTATATAAATACATGGCGTCTAGTATATATAACGTGCCAGTAGACGGGGTAAGCAAAGATCAGAGGTTTGTGGGTAAGACCACAATTCTTGGTGCAGGGTACGGCATGGGCGCACCGAAGTTCCAAGCACAGTTGCAGGGTATGGGTGTGTATATAGAGTTGGACGAAGCTCGGCGCATTATACAAGTGTACCGCGATGCCAATGGCGCGATCAGTCAACTATGGCGCGATGCGAACAACACTGTACAGTACATGCAACGCGGCGACAGCTTACAGTTTGGTAAAGAAGGTGTGTTAAAAGTGGACGCACCTACCAGCTCAATAGTCTTACCTTCTGGCCTACCTATGTTCTATCATGGCTTGGCGGCTGAACGTGGGGAGCGCGGGTACGAGTACACATACAAAACCCGAAAAGGCCCGAACCGTATATACGGCGGCAAGGTAGTGGAGAATGTGTGTCAAGCTATTGCACGTTGTATCATAGGTCACCAAATGTTACTTATTGCCAAGAGATACAAAGTTGTGCTAACAGTACATGATAGCGTTGTGGCCTGTGTTACTGACGAAGAGTTAGATGAAGCACGAGCATATGTTGAAGAATGTATGAGCCAGATACCCGATTGGGCAGAAGGTTTACCCATTACATGCGAGAGCGGCACGGGTAAATCATATGGAGAATGTGAATGACAAAAGTATGGCCGTGGTCTTTCAGTAAAATAAAAGACTTTGAACAATGTCCAAAACAATACTACCATAAACACATCCTAAAGGAGGTGCCATTTGTTCAGACGGAAGCCATACTTTACGGCAACGCGTTTCATAAAATGGCAGAAGACTTTATTGGTAAGGACGCACCGATCCCCGCGAAGTTTAGCTTTGCGACCAAAGCCCTAACATCTTTGAAGAACAGACAGGGTGACAAACTCTGTGAACTAAAGATGGGTCTAACAGAAAACCTAGAAGCCTGTGACTTCTACTCCTCGGACGTTTGGTTTCGTGGGATAGCTGATCTGGTAATAATGGACGACGATGTAGCGACAGTGATCGACTACAAGACAGGCAAGTCGTCTAAGTACGCCGACAAAGGACAGTTGGAGCTAATGGCTCTCTCGCTCATGGCACGTTACCCACAAGTAAAGAAGGTACGTGCAGGGTTGTTGTTTGTAATATGTAATGACTTGGTAAAAGACACATACATGGAGTACGATAAGAGTAAGCTGTGGGAGAAATGGCTCGGCAAGTACGGGCAGATGGAGACTGCAGCTAAAGAGGACATGTGGAACGCACGACCTAACGGGTTATGCAGACGATACTGTCCTATAATCGAATGTGTTCATAACGGAGCTAACTAATGCCATACAAAAACCCCAAAGATCGTCCCAAACAAAAGAACGCACCAGTTGGTAGCAAAACATTTGAAGCCCGTATGGAACGGCAACGTGCAAGACGCGCTATGGATAAGAAGGGTGTGGATAAGAATAAGAACGGCAAAGCCGACAAGCGCGAAGGTAAAGATGTTAGTCACAAGAAAGCCTTGTCAAAAGGTGGGACAAACAAAGACGGCGTACGTGTAGAAAGCCGCAGTAAGAACCGCGCACGTAATTATAAAAAGAAGAAATGATTTAGGGAAATCCCTAAATAGGAGAACACAATGCAGATTATAGATGGTAAGGCGTTGCTGTTGAAGCTACGCAATCCAAAACGTGTCACTGAAGTGATACCAAAAAGCAAAACTGTGGAAGACCACGAGGTGCTAGTCAAGTGGGGCATCGACGAAGCGCACAGTTTGCGGAAGCTAAACATTGATGTGCCGTCACCTATAAATGGTAGGTACAAGTGGACAGGTAAGTACACACCATTTGACCACCAAAAGAAGACCGCGGCGTTCTTCACCATGAACCAAAAAGGGTTTTGTTTTAACGAACAAGGTACAGGCAAGACCGCCTCGGCTATATGGGCGGCAGACTACCTGATTAAACAGGGCAAGATAAAACGTGTGCTAGTTATATGTCCGTTGTCTATTATGGATAGCGCATGGCGTGAGGACTTATTTACCTTTGCACCGCACCGAAGTGTGTCAATAGCATATGGCGCGGCGAAGAAACGTAGAGAGATTATCGAGCAAGGTTCTGACTTTGTGGTGATAAACTATGACGGAGTTGAGATTGTAGCTGATGCTATAATCAACGGAGGCTTTGATCTAATCATTGTTGACGAGGCTACACACTACAAAAACGCGCAGTCTAAAAGGTGGAAGGTGTTAAAGCGAATAGTGACGGATAATACATGGTTATGGATGATGACAGGTACACCTGCCGCGCAGTCACCGCTCGATGCTTACGGCCTAGCCAAGATGGTAAACCCTAACTCAGTACCAAGGTTCTTTGGTTCGTTCCGTGATATGGTGATGACCAAGGTAACGCAGTTTAGGTGGGTGATAAAACCTCATGCCTCGGACACTGTGTTTAACATCTTACAGCCTGCCATACGTTTCACGAAAGAAGAGTGTCTTGATCTACCTGACATGACATACACAAAGCGAGTTGTAGAGCTTACGCGTCAACAGAAGAAATACTACAACCTGCTCAAGAAGAGCATGACCATGAAGGTTGGTGATGACGAGATCACAGGCATCAACGCCGCTGTCATAATGAACAAGCTACTACAAATATCTGCAGGGGCGGTATATACAGACGAAGGTGACACCTTAGAGTTTGACATCAAGCACAGATACAAAGTTCTTAAAGAAGTCATAGACGAGAGCAGTCAAAAGGTGTTGGTATTCGTGCCATTTAAACACACCATTGACATATTGACGGATAAGTTGCGTAATGACGGGGTGACTACAGAGGTAATCAGGGGGGATGTGCCTGTAGCACGACGAACTGATATCTTCAAACGGTTCCAAACAACCCCCGATCCAAGGGTGCTAGTCATCCAACCGCAGTCCGCGGCACACGGTGTTACGTTAACAGCCGCTAACACTGTAGTCTGGTGGGGGCCGACCTCTTCCTTGGAAACATATGCCCAAGCTAACGCTAGGGTTCACAGGTCTGGACAGAAGCACCCGTGCACAGTTGTGCAGTTGCAAGGCTCTGCTGTGGAAAAGCGTGTTTACTCACTTCTCGATAACAGAATAGACGTACACACAAAAATGATAGATTTATACAAAGAAATACTTGACTAGGGTATTCCATACCACTAGAGTATAATTCTCGTTACTAGAGGAGAACGTAAATGACGGATCAATCCGACATCCCTGCGGACAAACTGACAAAAGCCTACATAAAATTAAGGGCAAAAAGAGCAGAGATATCCGCAAAATATAAAGAAGAAGATGGAGCGTTGGTACGCCAACAGGAAATCTTAAAGAATGCGCTTCTGGACTATTGTGAGAACCACAATGTCGAGAGTGTTAGAACCTCCGAGGGTTTGTTTTTTAGGTCTACTAAAACAAAGTATTGGACTAGCGATTGGGAGCAAATGTACAGCTTCATAAAAGAGCATGATGTACCTGAGTTCCTAGACAAACGTCTTAACCAGACCAATGTAAAACAGTTCTTAGAGGAAAACCCAGATGTTCTACCCAAGGGTATGAACGTAGACACAGAGTATGTCATATCAGTAAGGAAAAAATAATGGCAGAACCATTTGTACCAATAGAGGATTTGGCGAAGCATTTCGCAGTGTCCATTTCTACTATCCGTGCGTGGGTGCGGCAGGGGCATATCCCTAAATCCACATACATTAAAATCGGTAACACTTACCGTTTTAATAAAACTTCCGTAACCGAAGCCCTAACAGGTAAGGCCAAAGAAGCAGAACAGGCTGAAATTCGTAACGAGCCTGTAGAAGAACAGTTGGAATTTAACTTCCACGCAGATGCAGACATCTAAGCCAAAAAAGGAGAACGACATTGGCAGAAACATATATCATTGAGGGCATTGAAGCCCTATGGCCGAGAGTAGATCAGACCTACGCGTTTGATAAAAAGGCCAATCGCAGTATGCCTTGCGGCCCACGCGATACCAACGCAGAGTTTTCTATACAATTCCGTATGGATAACCCAACAGCCAAAGCATTGTTCGCGGCTATGAGCGCTTGCTACTTAGCTAGTCGTGAAGATAAGTGGGCAGAGAAGTTGGCTAACCCGTTTGTCAAAGACGATAACGGTTCTATTACGCACAAAGCCACATTGAAGGGCGCGTATAATGGACAAGTCACTGACAAACCAGCCCAGTACGATTCACAGGGTAACACGTTAGCAGAAGACTTTCAGTTGACTACTGGCAGTACAGTGAACGTAGCTGTGCAACTTATCCCGTACGATTTCGGTGGTAAGCAAAGTGTATCTCTACGGCTCAAAGCTGTGCAGGTTATTAAGTATGTACCAATGGAACGCTCTAATCCGTTCCGTGCAGTCGAGGGTGGGTTTGTTATGGACGACCCTAACCCTTTTAAGCCCACCACCAACAATGTGTTGGAGATGAAACCTGCCGTTGAAGAAAGTGACGACATGTTTGAAGAGCCAGTTAAAAAGACCGCTACAAAAGCGGCTGTGGCATCTGCATCTAAAGGTGAACTAGGCGATATCGTGGACAGCATGTTCGACGATGATTGAGTTAAAATCCACGGCTATTTCGGTAGCCGTGGTAACTCTTATGGTATGAGTGGTGGTAATGAAAAATAAAAGGTTTTTAGATTTGGTGTTAGCGCACGAAGGGCAGTATTGCCTGTGGGCTTTGAAGGGCACCAAACCAAACGAACAAATAAAACAACAGTTTTATCCTTCTACAGATGACTTGCTACAGGCGGCGCGTGATCTTGATAACAATGGGTGGAACGCCTTCTTCGCATTAGGTACGTATTTTGACAGTAGTTCCCGTACCGCAAACAACATGCAGTGGATGAAATCGTTCTTCCTAGACTTGGACTGTGGGCCGAATAAAGAGTTCCCGTCTCAAGCGGTGGCGATTGATGAACTACGCAACTTCTGTGAGAACAACGAACTTCCTACACCTACACTCATAAACTCTGGGCGTGGTGTTCATGTATACTGGATACTATCTGAACCTGTTTGCCGCGAAGATTGGTGGCCTGTAGCTGAACGTCTAAAGAAGTTATGTGCAGATCAAGGCTTTGACGCTGACCCATCCCGTACATCTGACGCCGCAGGTATATTACGTGTACCAAGTACCCACAATTATAAATATGACGAGCCGCTACCCGTAGACTTTTATGGGGTAGAAGATTTCGACACCGTAGATTTTGATAAGTTTTCTGTTTTGCTTGGGGACGTACCGATACCAGTACCCCAGAGACGCGAGGCGTCCGCGGTCAACGCGTTTAAAAATGCCATGTATCAGAACTATCGAGGTAGCTTCAAACGTCTGCTGTTAAAAACAAAGAACGGCACGGGCTGTAACCAGATAAAACATATAATAGTCAACCAAGATAGCGTATCGCATGACTTGTGGAGGGCAGGGTTATCTATAGCCAACGTGTGTGAGGATGGTGCAGAAGCCGCTCACCTTATGTCTGCAAAGCACGAAGACTATAATGTGCAAAGTACCCTACGCAAGATGGAGGACACAGGCGGTCCACATTTCTGCAGTACGATAGAACGTCTTAACCCCGAAGGGTGCGAGGGTTGCCCCAACAAAGGTAAGCTGACTACACCTGCGCAGTTGACCAAAGAAGTTAAAGAGGCAACGCCAGAAGATAATATTATAGAGGAAATAGATGGGGATAATACGAAGAGTATAACTATACCTACACTACCAACCCCGTATTTTAGAGGGCAGAACGGTGGCGTTTACTTGCGTGGCACTAACGCGGACGGAGACCCAGAAGAGGTTTGTATATACCACCACGACTTCTACATCACACGTAGGCTACATGACGTGGAGCTTGGGGAAGTTATAGCGTTTGCACTTCACTTGCCAAGAGACGGGGTGCGTGACTTTGTAGTGCCGCTATCCGCAGTTACTTCAAGAGAAGAGTTTCGCAAACACATGTCCATGCAGGGCATAGTAACTTTTGGAAAGGACGTAGATAAACTCATGGCATACACAGCCGCATGGATAAAAGAACTTCAACAGACTACTACTGCTAGTGAAGCACACCAACAGTTCGGGTGGGTTGACGATAAGAAGATGGACGAGTTTGTTCTGGGTGATCAACTTATCACAGCCAATGGTACAGATTATAACCCACCCTCGGCAAAAACTTCGGGGTACATAGATAAGTTTAAACACAAAGGTGTGAAAGAGCGCAGTAGGGAGTTACTTGATTGGTATAATCGTGAGGATATGGAACTACATCAATTCACCGTGTGTGGTGGTTTTGGCACTATACTTATGCCACTTACGGGTCTGTACAGTCTAGGCGTACATCTGTTTGGTGAAACAGGTGGTGGTAAAACAACGGCTATGTATGCGGCGTCATCTATATGGGGCGATCCCCGTGGGCTAACCGCCACTGGCGGAGATACCGTTAACTCGAAAATGAACCAAGCAGAACTTATGCACAACATGATGCTAAACACAGACGAGTTGACAAACTTTACTCCTAAAGAGGCATCAACATACGCGTACCAACTGTCTGAAGGAGTACAGAAAAACCGTATGGCAGGTGGGGGCAACATAGAACGTGTTAGGGGTAAGCCTTGGAGGTTGTTGGCTTTTTCTACGGGCAACACAAGCCTGTACGCGCAAATGTCCATGTATAAAAACAACACTAAAGCCGAAATGCAACGACTGCTAGAGCTACGTGTAGACGAGATGCCTCGTGTTATCGTCAACCAACAAGAAGCAGATGCGCAACTTAGGGACGTACAACTTAATTACGGGCACTTTGGGCCAGAGTTTGTGCAGTATGTCATAAATAATAAAGATGCCATTGCCGCAGATTACGCGCAGATAAAGGCCAAGTTAGATAAAGCGGCAGGGCTTAATAATGTTAACCGCTTCTGGTCTGGGGGGTGCGCGTCTATCTTAACAGGAGCTTTGGCGGCTAAACGTTTAGGTATAATATCCTATGACTTAAAGAAATTATTTAAGTGGGTGGTTAACCAGTTAATTCGAGTAAAAGCGTTTGTTGATGATAGCACGGCGTCTGTTCAAACGTTAATTACAGAATATACAACAGAGCATTGGGGTAGCATCTTAAAGATCAAGAGTACAGACACGGCACAAGCAGTCGATGGTATTGCTCCTATGGTTATACCCGATCAAAACCCAAGAGGTTCTTTGATTGCGCGGTACGAGACAGACACAAACATGTTATACATAGTACCTAAACCGTTCAAGAAATGGCTTGGCGAACAGAAGCTAGACTACCTAAGTACCTTGGAGGGGATGCAAAAAGAGATGGGTGCTGTACGCAAACAGATGCGTTTGAGTAAAGGTACGAACTTCAACCTACCCCCGATACGGGCTATAGCAGTGGAGTTAAAAGGTTTTAATGGTTTACCAGAAGCCCCTGAGACTTGATGATCTCGCGCCTGATGGTGTTAAAATAGTGGTAGATTGGGACGCTATGGTTGCAAACGCTTCGGTGTTTATACCCTGCGTGAATAACGTCAAAGCTGAAAAGCAACTGCTAGATATAGCACAACGCAAAAACTGGAACGTTGAAATACGTGTCCGAATAGAAAATGGAATGTTTGGGGTTCGCATGTGGAGAACTGTGTGATAGGTTACACCTGACAAGCTCGACTATACTTGTCGTTCTCCTCCTGTGCCCCCGCCATTGTGCGGGGGTCTTTTATTGTTTGTACCCATCTCGTAGCATCTCTAAAGCGTTACGATACAGTGGGCTAAGAGTGACCCCGTTGTACATTTCCGCAGAAGTTTTGGCGTGTTGTTCTAACGAACGTTTTATAGATTTAGGTGTTATAGCCGCTTCGGGGTGGCGTTCGTTGAACTTATCTATCTTATCGTACAACGCCATCTCTTCGTCGAAGTCGCCCATACGCTGTGCTATATACAGTTTCTTGTGCAGTGCGGATCGACGTTTGCCTACCGCAATGTCTATACCTTTTGATATACTGTTTTGTTCTTGACGGAATGTGTACTCCGTTGGAGGGAAACCCAAGGCTTGAGCAACTAATTCACCACCTGTCATGTCATCGTAGATAGGGTCTTGGCGTCTTGTGAAAGCACCACCTTGATCTGCGTATCTACCAAACGAGGCTTTGTACGCGTTAGCCACACCTGCAGGAAGTATGTTTTCTATACCGCGTTCGATGTCACCCTCAGAAGACAGTAAGTCAGAACCTCCACGGTACAGGCGGTTAGCTACACTCAGCGCCGGGCCACCTACATAGAACCCTATAGTTTCTTCTAGGGACGGATCATTGTTGAACCTGTTTTCTTGGATTAACAACCCTGTAAGAGCCATACGACTTGCAACATCTATACCTGCGAACTCAGTTATAGCACCTTTGTACCAACCTTCTCCGAAGTATTGCCGTGTTAATGTGTCGAAATCTGCTTCTTCGTCATCCAAGAAGAACAAGTTAGCAATTAGTTTTACTGCGCCGTACAGTGGTAGACCCTGTATACCTGCGAAGAATAACGCCGACCCGTGCATACCGATAAGTTGTTTTACTGCGGCCTTACGTTCGGGTGACCCTTCTTTACCAAACAACTTACCTTTGTCGCTGTCCATAGCAGTCTTAGCTGTTTTCAACATGGTGTAGTACATCTGCAAACCGTAGTTTTTATACATAAACGCAACGCGACCTATACCTTCCCGTGCGATACTCGGAGCAGTCTCTAAGAACGTACCACCGTTCGTCTGTTGTGTATCATATATCGCCATTTGCACGGCTTCTTCTATCTGTGCGGCACTAGGGTTTTTAGTTTTACCCTTTGTCACGCTGTCCAAGGCTAGATTGAACGAAGCCATCAAGGTTACTTGGCGGTTAAGTTGTTCTGCATGGTTAAACAACCAAGCTGATAGCACCGATGCGTTATCTACAGCGTTGCCTATCTTACCACCTTTTTTAATGCGGCTAGTCTCGTTCAACCCCATAGCTTCCGCTAAGAAACCTTGACCTAACAGACCACGTTTCGATGCAGTTTGCACCAAGGCTTCCATGTTGCGTAGCTCGGCTTCTTTACCTTCAGGTAGTTTTAGACCTTTCTTCAGGGTGAAATTACCTTTGTCAGATATATCGTAGAAGTCTAAGATAGAATTTGTCGCCCCGCCGCGCCTGCCACCGAATAACGTGTTCCCATACGCGGATTTGATTGCGTAATAAGTTTTTTTGTACCCATAGCGACCATTTAAAAACGGCGCAACGAACAATGGGATTTGTGATAGGTTGACCAACGCGGAAGATGCGTTGAAGCCGATGGTGTATATGAACGCTGTCTGGTTCAGCCTACGTGCGACCTCCTCTAGGTTCTTTTTGTCCGCACCTTTCCTTGCAAATTCTGAGCGATTTTTTAGCTCGGCTTTTACGTCCTCGAATGCGGCGGTAAGGTTTTTAGCTCTTTTACCAACAAAACTCTTGGCCTCTGGTACAGCTACTTGTTGAAATTCTTTTAAATCTTGTTCGTATTGCCGTAGCAGAGCGCCATATTTTAATTTAGCTGTTTGACTTGCTAGGCTGTAGCCCTTTGTCTTGAGAGCATACACAGAATCCTGCATGTAGCCCGGGGTTCCCTTACGTTTCTGCAATGACTTAGCAAACGATGTCTCGGGTAAGGAGTTCAAGAACAGTTTTAAAATCTGATCCCGCACGTCTTTGTCCACACCTTTACTTTCTAAGATGTTCAAGGTGTCGTACGCGAAGCTGGGGTCCACGCCTGTACCTCTGAACGTGTTCGCAGTTACCTCATCAACGATTTCTACATTCTTGTAGTCTTTGTTTGCTCTAAACTGTTTAGCCGCGTCTTCGCGTTCTGCGGCAGTCGTGAATGTCTGCACCACACTAGCTTCTCTCGCAGACTTAGGGTTCTTGACCTCATAACGTAACACGTAGTCGCCTTCACGCATGAGTGGGAAGTACACATCTAACTTACTAGAATCAAATAGCTTGGCGAATATGTCTTTTTTAAGTTTAGCAGAAGCGTCAGGGTCTTGCACCAACTCGTCAATTTGTTTGAGGACAACAGCCTTTAATTTGTCGTACTGATCTTTGTACACGGCTCGCATATCGTTGTACGCTTTCTGCCCGTCTTTGCCCATAGCGTTCCAATCAGCGCGTTGAGCGTTCCATACTTCCAGAAGATCATTGCCGTCATTGTCCATGCGTGGGCTACCATCTTTGTTGATGTACGCACCTTTTGGTTTTGTCGGGTCTACTTGGTATATGGTAGCGCCGTAGTCATTGCTGTAGATCAAACGATCTAAGGCTTCTTTGCGTTTCTGAGCCGCCTCTGGTGTACCTTTACCTAGCGTGGTCAGGATATCACCTATTTTTCTTTCGATTATTTTGTTGGCGGTTTGTATCTCACCACGTTGGTTCGCTACAAGTTCGTCTAGTTTGAAACCCATTCTGCCCAACCCAACAGATTGCGCTATATCTCCAAGCCCCTGCAGGCCAGTTAATTTTAGTAGCAGGTT